AATAACCCTTAATCAAGCATGACAAAAGGAGATCATATACCAGATTTCTCATGGGATAAAGAGTATAAGAGATTACCTGATGAGGGTAATCTTGAAATATATGAGCAAGGTGGTCTAAAGTATAAATTAGACAAACCAAAAGATCCAATAGCAGAGATAATACAACCTACTATTGATAGATCTAATCCATTCTTTATTGATTTTACAGATCAAATAAATGCTGGTGTTGAGTATGTAGAGCAAGCACAGGGAGAAGGGCCGGGTATGGGCAAGGTCTTTGGTGTAATGGCAAAGGAAGCTGCCAAGGTTGAAGGAGCTACATTGACTGGTATGGGTATAGGTTCTTTGCCTGTTTTTTCTGGCCCTACATTGGGGTTAAGTATTCCTGCAGGTGGATTTATAGGTAGGGTTACAGGAGCTTATACTGCTAGTATGTCTGCACAAAAAGAATTGGGATTAGAACCATCTAGAGGTATGGCTTTCTTAGATGTTGTAATGTCATTCAATCCATTTGGTAGAGTTGCAAGGAAAGTAAAGTTTATAAAAGAATTTGGATCTAATGTAGGTGGTGCAGCAATAAGAAAATTATCATCAAAGGATATAATATCTAAGGCTTTTGCAGATAGACTTGCACAAGACAACTCTCCATTCATGAAAGCTGGTAGTGCTATATTAGCTGGTACAACAGGTGGTGCAGTAACAGGTGGTGTATATAGTACCTATAACCAATGGGAAACAGGTGACATTACAATGGGCCAGATATTTGAGGATTCAAGAAAAACAGCTTTGTTTGGATTGTTTACTTCTGCAGGTATTAGGTCATTGGGTGCAACAAAAAATCTTACAATTAAACAATATGATGATGCATTAGTAAATAAAAAAAATCCATTTCACAAGGATGCTAATGTCATACAGAATATAATGGATGGTACTGTTAAAGCATCTGATAGTTATGTTAAGAAAAAAGCTGCTGATATATATATGGGCTTTAAGGTAGCATACTCAGATAGATATGAATACATAAAGAGACTACAAAAAGATTCAGGTGGTGAAAACTATTATAATAACCAGGGTATATTAAAATCAACAGGTGATTCTACAGATGCATATCAAAGGTATAGACTTGAAGCAGGGCAGGTAATAAATAAACAACAAGAGTATGCAGGGAGAAGAAATGTAATCAAGGAATTGACCCAGGAGATGGCTGCTAAGAATGGTTACAAGTATAAAGAATTAAGACAGGTAGCAAATCAATACATGATTGCTAGAAGACAATTGGAGATAAATAATAATAATCCTAGTCCAAGGGGTAAGCCATTTACAGGTATATCAAATGAGGATCTAAAGAAAAAAATGGATGCCATAGAATCATTAAGTTTCTTTAAAGATGATCTAAAACCTATCATTGATATGAAACAAGATATGGCACACAGTATATTAAAAGAAGGTGTGGATGCAGGTATATACAAGAGTGGTAAAGATTTTGATCCAACAGGTAAAACTAAAACTGAAGATACCTACCTACAAATTTTAAAGAAGAATCCATTCTATGTTCCTCTAAATAGAACTGTAGATTGGAATAAAATAAATACATCAGGTAAGATAAATCAAAAGTCTATTGCACCAAAATCTGCTAAACAGCTTAAGGAAGACCCAGCAGGTGACATAAGAGACCTAGATATAAACTTACAGTTTTCTATAGATGATGCTATTTTCACAGCTGAAAGAAATAAATCTATACAAATTGCTGCTAACTTGGTAGAAAAAAATCCACATGCTCAAGATGTAGTTGGTAAAGTTATTACAGTTAAGAATAAAGATACTGGAAGACCATTAAGGGTTGATGAGTATCAAAGACCAAATTCAAATCACATAGAATTTTATGAGAATGGTAAGAGAAAAGCTATTGATGTAAGTGATACAAAAAATGATATGTTTAAAGAGGCACTTACATGGATGCCACATGAACAAAGATCTAGTTTTTATAATTGGAACTCAATGCTAGTTAATAGTTTTTCACTAGCAATCAAAGCACAGGCTGCACAGCTTACAGCTTATTCACCTACATTCCAAGCTGTAAATCCATTTAGAGATAGACAAGATGCATTTCTTAGAAACTTAGCTAACATGGATTTAAAAAATGCATTTAGTGTATTCTCTCCTACAAAAGCTTTTGCAGATACTGGTACCATTTTCAAACATGGTATGATGAAGAATGCAAAAACATATAATAACAATGATATTGAGTACATTGAGTTCTTACAAAATGGAGGAGGTGCTGGTAGCTATGGTGTTGACTTTCAAAATAGTGTACAAACAGCATTCAAGAAACTAGAGTATGCAGATATGTTTGGAGACAATAGTATTGCTAAAACTGGTAGGAACTTTTTTAATTTTGTTGGGACTATTAATTCAGTATTTGAACAAAGCACTAGGTTTCAGGTATATAAGGCAGCCAAAGCATCAGGAGCTACACCATCACAAGCAGCACTACAAGCTAGAGATTCATCCTTTGACCCACTAGCAGGTGGTAGATCACAGAGAGGAATAAGTACAGCATGGATGTTTTCTAACCCAGCTATCCAGGGTACAAAGAATGTTGTAAGAGCAATGAATCCTACTACAGAAAAGGGCAGAAAAAACTTAGCTATAGTAGGTACTGGATTATATACAGTAGGGGTATACCAGGAGTATCATAACAATAGTGTATTTGGTACAAATTGGAGAGATTATGTAGGTGCTGATTCTGATTATGGTAACTTTATACTTGGTAACCATTGGGTGTTTATTGATCCAAAGCATACACCTTTAGAACCAGGTGGTGAACCACAAAATCTAGGGCAAGATGGCAGACCATCATATAAAAAATTCCCTATGGGGTTTGCTATGTCTTCATTTAATACAATACCTAGTGCTCTTGCACAATACACAATGAACCCAGAGTTTAGGAATGGTGGTAAAGAATCCTTGGAAGCATGGTGGAAGAAAACAATAGATACAGTACATAATAATACAAATCCTATCCCACTAGATTTAAAACCAACACTCTATAGAAATGTAATGGAGATAGCTGGTGTAGAAGAGACAGATGTTTTTGGTAGAAAGATTAAGAAGTGGAGTCCTAAGACTACAAATAATCCATTCTATACTATGGACTCAGAGATAGTTCAACTATCACCATCTAAGGATAGGATACCAGCTGGTTATGATGATACAGCTATAGGTAAAGTTATGATAGGTATGGCTGACTTAGCTGACAAAGTATTAGATGCTGGTGGTATTGAGAAGAATAAATTTACACCTGAAACATTTGAACACTTCTTTAAAACATATGCAAAGGCTGCATATACAACTTCTGATATAGTAAAATCTGGACATGCTGTTTATCAAAATGTAGTTAATGGTGTGCCAATGCCTAAAGATATTAATCTACCTATTGTAAGAAGATTTTATGGTGAGGGATATACTGATACAGTTGTTAGAGATCTTAAGTTATACAAACCATCTATGCAATCCTTGGAGGATGAAACATATCTATTTAATAATAAAGGATACAATGCAGTAAAGGGTGTTGCAAAAGAATACAAGAAAGCATTGAGGGAGGGTGAGTATTCACCACATGTTGATACAGCATTATTTGAAAGCAAAGCAAAAGAAATGCTAATGGGTGATCCAAAACTTTATGCACTATGGAATAAAAACAAACAGAAAATAGATAACAATGTTGGTTTCTTCCAAAGTAGACTCAAGAATAAGAGTAGAACAGATCAAGCAAGGATCATGTTGAAGATGCAACAAACATTACCTGATGATAAATACAATTATGTCAGGGATGAAATGATTGATAATGATATTATAAATCCTACTACAATAAAGAGGATGAGAATCATAGAGCAGCTAGAAAAAAATGGTGAGCTCATAGGATTATCACCAAGTTCAAAGGAGATCCTAATAAGAAAGAAGACAGAGAAAGTAAAGAGTAGATAGGTGGTTGAAAAGGGTAAATGAAAGAAACCCTATTAGCATCTTAATAGCTAAACTACCTAACTACAAAGTCTCTTATTCTACAGCATTGTTTGACAAACTCAAACTCTCCTTCAGCATAACTTTGTCCAGCTCTTTGCTTGGGCCGGCACCATCTGAGTTTCTCAGTTTGTATGTAATCTGTCTTGAGTGTATATAAAAATGTAACTGAATCAGCATCTCTTTCTAATGATGAACTATCTCCTAAGTCTGATAACCTTGGTTGTCTATCTTCTTTTTCTGATTCTCTATTCAGTTGTGCCACCACTATAATGGGTATCTTTAGTTGTCTAGCTAGTGACTTCAATGATCTAGATATACTTGAAATCTGTTCATCTCTTCTAGTCCCTTCACCCTTCATGAGTTGTATATAATCTACAACCATAAGTTTCATATCAAATTTTCTTTTCCAATACCTGGCTTTGGATGCTACCTTCTCAAAGGTATCTGCTCTTTCTTCAATCAAGATATTAAGATTAGATATTTCATCCATGCAATCATTGAACTTATCCATGTGTTCCTTACTTGCTACCTTGTCATAAATTTTTTGTACCTGCACACCAGATAATGTTGAGCACATCTTCTCAATGAGTTCATCATCACCCATCTCTAAACTAAATATACCTACAGCCTTGTCATCAAGTGCTGCCCTTAGTGCTACATTCATAGCAAAGGTTGTCTTACCCTTGCCTGGCCTAGCTGCCACAATACATATTTGTCCTGGCCCAAACCCATTTCTCTTTAAGCTATTGTCATAGCTTTGTATACCTGTTGGTATGTACTCACTTGTTTCATTGGAGTACACATTGTCTCTTACTCTTTGTATTGTATCTTTAATATCAAAGTCATCACTATAAGATAGATTAATCTTAGATACATTAGTCTCAAGGGTAGAACATAAATTCTCTGAGTCCTCTGATTGTTCTTCAGCTGACTCAATAGATAACCTACATGTTCTTATCAACTGTCTAAGCTTAGACTTTTCTTTTACTTGCTTGGCTGCCCACAATCCTTTCATACCTGTGCTAGTAGCATCAAGTATTTCATATATATAAGTAAGCCCACCTACAAATCCTTCCTTGCCATTGGATCTAAGCTTTTCTAACAAGCTAATCTCATCAACAGGATCACCAGCCAATGCTAGTTCCTTGATAGTATTGTAGATAACTTGATGTGTTTCTAAAAAAAAGTCATGCTCATGCACCACTTGTGATACCTCATCAAATTTAGAACCATCAGAAAATTTTAAACATGAAGCCAGAACTATTTGTTCTGACTCCATGCTGTGTGGTTGTTTAGAATGGGATGTTGTCATCATCAGCCTTCACCTCAGGTGGCTTCTCTTGCATGATAGTAAACTTTATATTATAATAAGGTTTATCATCTTTGCTTTTAGCTTTCCATAATGCCATCTTGTACTCCTTGCCATCTATATTACAAGGGCCAGAAGCAACAGGATGCTTATCAGTCTTTGGTTCAGGATCTGGAAACAATCTCCCAGTGTTTAACTTTATTTCTATGCTCATAAAATATCTTGTACCTTTCTTTCTTTTCCATGAGTGTTAGTTGCATCCGGATCTTTAGTATCATCAATAGCAAACAAGCCATTCAATGCATACTTCCTAGCATAGCTAGAAGCAGATCCAGTTATTTGTGCAGCATCCATGCCCTTCTTCTCTGCAGCTTCTCTAGCATATGCTGTCACAGTTACAGTATCTTTGTTCTCATCCATAAGGGTGGCTGTTGCCATAACATAGTGTCTGTCTCCAATACCTTGGATACTATCACTAATAACTAGAGAACAGTTAGTAGCCAATAGTAATGGCTTTACTGTTTCTAGGATGTCTTCAGCAGATCTATATCTATAGTTGCCGAACTTATTGAGCTGGCCCTTTGGGGCTTTGAGGTTAGTTTGTATGTAACCTAGCTTTGCTCTTATGTTTTGTTCTTCTTTTTTTTCCATAAAATTCTTTCTTTAAAAACTGTGAGTAAAGGTTTACTCTTTGTTGTAAATTATTACAAGCATTAATTTGCTCCATACTAAAACCTAATTGATGCAATGCAAATTCTTGATCACCTTTCTTTAATCTTTTAAACCTACTCATAAGTTGTTTACAACCAACAGGATGTAGGTAGTCTGTCTTGGCATGCATTAAATATTTAGCTATGGATTCCATGACTGCACCAATGTCTTCCTGGTTTCCCTTACACATAGTGTAATAAATATTTTCTATTTTACCTATCAAAGTATTAGCCTCTCTACTTATAACACCTCTGATCATACCATCCCTATGGTCATGGTCAACACAAAAGAAATTGAAACCCTTGCCTAGTATTGGGCATTGCTTTGGTTCATTCTTTAATCTCCAGGCTTGCAGCCTACTTGCAGGTATATACTTCATTCATCATTACTGATTTGCTCAACACTTATTACTCTAATCTGTGCTCCCTTTTTATTTGTAACTGTATCTCCTACCTTGGATGACTTACCTGTAAGTAACTTGATAGCTTCCTTCTCAGTATTAGCCCACCTTGATACACAAGTTGTATGTTCAGGTGGCAT